CCCCGATATTAAGATTAGTTTTGACAATTATATAAAAACATGTATTCAGTATTTCAAAATAATAGATAATAATGATATTTTACAAGAAGAGTACAAAATTTTTAACGCAAACAATGATAATGACTGTGATAATAATATACTAGATACAAATAATAATAAATATGATAATGAAAAAGACAGATTATTTATGCGTTCAATAAAAATCCCCAATGCTTTAGAAAAATTAGTAAAAGTAAAAATGACTAAAGTACCAGATGAAATAATATTGCCAAAAATAAAAGAAATAGATTTACAAGAACCAAATTTAAGAAATAAAGGAATTCAAAAAAAAGAAAATATCAATATAAAATAAGATGCCAAATAAAAAATACAGTAATAACAAAACAAAGAAAAAATATCAAAAAAAATATAATAAATCATTACGAAATTATCAAGCAATTAAAAATAATAGAAACAAACATACGCATAAATTAAAAGCAACACCAATAGAATTAAATAAAGTTAACTGTAGTCCCAAAGATAAAAAAGATATTAAGGATTTTACATGTTACACAGTTTCGTCATTATTTAAACTTAGAGATAAATGGAACGTTCGTCATCCATATGAAAAAATAAATACAAATAATCCGAAAGAAATTCATAAATTATTATCAAATTATTTATCTGATCTATGCAACAAAGAGTCTTGTTGGTTAAAACAAAATCACGAGTTTGGACAAATAGACGAAAATTTTAAAGATTCATTTGCACCAGAGTCTCCATATGAATGGAAAAAGAATCCAAATGAGTGGCTTTCAAGTATTGATATCATTAAAGTTATGAAACAATACGAAAAAGCCTATAAATGTTTTGATTTTATTGGACCATCACCAATAGATTTTGACAAAAAAAAATTATACGGTCAATGTGTTTGGGAAGAATTATGTAATTTTAATTTGAAACAACAAATAAAACAAGGTAAAACCAAGATTGGAATAATATTTAATACTGATCCACATAACTTGCCTGGTGAACATTGGATTTCTATGTTCATTAATATTAAAAAAGGTAAAATTTTTTTCTTTGATAGCGTAGGTAGAACAGCTCCTAACGAAATTAAAAATTTTGTAGAAAAAATCAAAAAACAAGGTGAACAACTAGTACCTAGAATTAATTTTAAATATGATGAGAATCATCCTGTTGAACATCAATATGGTAATACTGAATGTGGTATTTACAGCATATTTTTTATAGTTCACATGTTAGAAGATAAATTAACAGAACATTACTTGAAAACTCATCTTTTAAAAGATAAGTATATGGAAAAATTCAGAAAAATTTATTATAATGAACAATTATAAAATAATTATATAATTATTTTTAATAAATTATTAATTAAAGTTATCATTACAAATATAAAATATACGCATGACTTCTGTCAATAATTTTTTAGATAAAGAAAATGTTCAATTATTGTGGGAAGTATTAATTGATGAACCATTAATAAAAGAAATTTGTAATTCTGAATTAAAACTAAAAGAGCTTATACGCATATTTGAAACAAATATTAGTGATTTTTATGTAAGAGAAAAGAACAATTGTATTAACTTAATTGAATTGAATAAAAAATATGTTTTATTAATAATTAATTTTGTAATGAAAATAAATAATTTACAAAAACCAGATATAACAAACCAATATAAAAAAATTAGAATTCATCCCGAAGAACCTAAACAATCAATCACATTTGAAGAAATTCAAAACGATAGAAAAATGTTTTTTGATAAAGAATTAAGTAAAAAACAAGAAGAATTTACAAATTCTATGACTTTACCTGTGCCACCTGTGCCAAATTTTAGTGATAACCTAGATCAACCTATAAGTGAAATTGAAATAGAAATAAAGAGAATTAAAGAACAGCGCAATTATGACATTGAAATGATCAATAATACAAATAAAAATACTACTGCTTCTTTTGATGAAAATTGGTTAAAACCAAAAGAAACCTCAATTAAAAATGAAAAATTAACTAATAATAAACATATAAGTTGGAAAGATGATATTCAAGAAGAGTCTGCAATTAACGAAGAAATAAATATTTTTGATAAATTTAAAAAATTAACTAATAACGATCTAATTAATGAGAGTGTCAATAATAATGTAAATATCAATATTGATAATCAACAAATCCAAATTAACGAAATAAGAAAAGAGATGTTTGCTTTAAATGAAAAAATGGATTTAATTTTACAAAAATTAAATAATTAAAAAATTGATTTTGTTATTTATCTAAATTATAAATAACAAATAACAAGCGATAGAACAATAATGGTGACGTGTACATATTTATATTTATTATATTATTTGTTACTTTTATATATTTTAAAAATCTCAGCTGATAAATCATATGGTCTGAGATTTAGAAATTCACTATTACGTGTATATATTGCAAGTGATAAAAAAAAAATTGTCGGTGAATATTCAGGTAAAATAATATATAAAACTAAAACTAAACTAAATACTTTATACAATAAAATATTGTCAAAATATCATGATACTAATATTACCTATTTTACTTTAACTGACGAAGAAAAAGAATTATTAGAATTTATAATATCATTAATGTATTAAATTTAATAAATTTAATAAATTTAATACATTATTATTAAAACGTAGAAAATACTTGTTCTCCTTTTTCATTGATTTCTAATATACCAACTTGAACAGGCATTTGTTCTGGGTATTCCAATGCTTGTAAATAACTTTTCTTATCATATATGTTTAATTGTCTTGGACTAATTCTTCTATATACGTATTCTACACCATTTAATGTAATAGGTTTACCTTCCCACTCTATTTGTCTTTTATTTGCCCTTACTGTAACATCACTTTGTTGATTAGTATAATCAGGTACATAACTAAATTTGGTGCTATTAGGATCTCCAAAATTCATACATTTACCATTTGAATATATATAACAATCAAATGCAGATTCTTTTATAGCATCAGTTAATTGTAAACTTAAATTTGCCTTTATTTCTGATATTTCATATAATAATTGATCACTAGTAACAGGAACCTTAGGATCACCTTTTGACAAATCTTTTCTTTTCAATTCAATAGCATCATCTGATTTTAATTGATCTGCAGATAATATCATTAAGTATACAAATACTTCAACTGTTTGCAACGCCCTTGGTAAATTTTTGTGACTGCAAATACGGCGCGCACGTCCAATTACTTGTTCCGTTCTAACAGGGTGCCAATAAGGTTCCATTATATGTACATATCGTGTATTTCTAAGATTGATACCTTCTGAACCAGATGATGTAATCATAAGAACTTTGATAATTTCACCCATGTTATTGTTATGTGCTATTTTCTTCAAATCAGAAGCTAAATTTGTTGGAATATAATCCCATTCACCATTATAAATGCGTCTTATAATTTCTTTTTCTTCAACTGTTTCTGTACCTGTGTATAAAGCGTAAGTAGGTTTTCCTTTGTCGGCTTCAAGAATATCTATTTCCCAAATATCAGAAGAATTTTTTTTAATTTTGAATCTTGCAAAACCATTTTTTTCTAAAACCAGACTAAACAATCCTATTCCTTCTAAGGTTCTAAACTGACTATAAACTAAATGTAATCCTATATATTCAGGATCTTTAATATTATCAAGAATATGTAAATATTTAGGACTAAAACGTGCTAGTGCTTCTGGTGTTAAATAATCATTAGAATTGTCCTTTATATGTTTAATAGTAGCTTCAATCCTTTCTTTATAACTAATACCACCTAATTTATCCAATATTTGGTCACCTTCTTCTTCACCTTCATTTGCATCATTAACATCAACATTTACTTCTTCTTTGCGCGCATCTTTTAATAATTTTGTAATATCATTTTCTATTTCTTTTTCACCAACCTCATCAATTTCTTTCACTTCTTCTGCTTTCTTCTTTTTACTCATGGGAAGAGGCCTATCATTCATAACAAAATTACAATACAATCTAGAAAATATTCTATAGGTTGACGTGGCTTCTTTATACAATTCATCTAGTTTTTGTGGTTTTTTTGATGATTTTTCTAATTTTCGCTCTTCTCTTCGTGCAGCTTCATAAATTCTAAATTGAAAATCACTCATTGGTATTTTAACAATATGATAATCAACCCCTAAAGTTTTATTAAATGTTGGTAGTAAACTTTCCTGTGCACTTTTAAAATAAGAAGAAAGCCCAATAATACGACGCTTCAAACCATCTACATTTTTTAATTTTTTTGTTACACTATCAATATATTGGTTTTCAAATAAATCAAAATCATCTGGAAGTGCTTTTTGATTTCTTATCTTTATACCATCAGATATAACGTCAATATCATTTCTTTTTAAAATACTTATGATTTTTCTTTCAAATTCATCGTCACTTATAAAATCACTATCAAAAATGTTATTTCCGGAATCATCTTTTTTAATATTAGAAACACCTTTGTATCCACTAGACTCTTTAATTTTATTTTTGAATCCATAAGGATTGCGAGTAATAGTAAGAACTTTACTAGATGGTGAATAATCTAAATAATCAAGAGATTTCTCTCCAAGTAACATTTCTTGAAGAGAATTACGATCTATTTTTTTTGTAGTTTTTACATTTAATGGAAAATTCCATGTTTTGATATAGCCTCTTAAAATATTGAAAAGTATTCCAAATTCATTTGGAAAATTGATAATAGGTGTACCAGTTAATAAAACAATACGTGCATTTTTTGCACTCATTAGATATTCATATAATTTGACCGAAAGAAATTTTGGCGAATACTCTTTTTCGCCTCTTTCATTTTCAGGGATAGCCTTTTCTTTTTTGATTTTATTAACAATCCTACTAATTAAATTATGAGCTTCATCAATAATTATGACTGAATTGTCAAAAAGATTCTTTGTAAAACCTGATGTAAGTTCATCTAATCTTTTTAAACGTAACCCATTATAGTTTATAAATGTATATTTATTGCGAATCATTTCATTTAATTGATCATCCAACGATTTTTTTTCTATAGAAGTTAAATCTTCATAATTAGAAGGTTTTTTAATATTAACAAACCAGGCTCCTTGTTGTTTTTTAATGTATTCTTGTGATAAATTCAAAATGGCTGATAATGTTGTCATTGCCTCAGGGTTGGTTTTTATAGAAATAAATTCCCAATATTGATTCTTCTTATATAAAGAGTCTCCTTTATTCTTTAACTCCTCCATATAATTGGTTCTTAGAGAGGCCGGTAACATAATTATCACTTTTTTTGTATCCTTCATACCCTCTGCTATTGCAATACTACTTGCCGTCTTACCCGCACCTAACCCATGGTATAATAACAACCCACGATAAGGTGTAAACATATTCATATAGTCTCTTACAATTTTTTGATGTGTCAAAAGCGAAAATCCTTTATCATCTTTATTATCATTACCTATTGTATCACACGAAATGTTTGCATTCATATTTTCTAATTCTTTTTTATATGGCTCAAACAATGAATTGATAAAGTTAACAAAGATCTCACGGTTGTTCATATAATAACTAGAAACCTTTATTATAACAGGCGGTTCTTTCTTTGCCAATCTTTGTGAGAGAGGGGTATCGCCGATTTCTACGACATTTTCTGGACCCAAAACAGCGATGCCTTTTTCTACCTTTTTTGTTGTACGACCTCTTTTGACTGGTGCTTTTTTTTCAGTCAATGTGAGTTCTTCACCTTGCGGAAGTTCTTCTGCTATGATTTCTAAAGCGGGTTCAATAGGTTCTTTTCTAACATCTTCTATATTCTCTTCATCACCCTCAATAATAATAAGTTGTTTCTTTACCATTTTCCTTGCTTTTTTTGCAGGTGGTTGTTGTGGTACTGGTGGCGCAGATGTAGGTATTGGTTCAATTTGTTTACTCGCTTCAACAGCTTCCACAATAGGTTTGACTTTCACTTTTGTTTTCTTATTTTCAGCCAATTTCAACAAAAGAGCGCTGCGATCATATTGTTTATTAGTTTCATCTATGATAATCATTTTTGTCGCAGCGGTAGATTCATCTTTTTGAGGTTCTTCGCTGACTTCACCTTCCTCTTTTTCACCTTGTTTTTCACTTTGTTTTTCATTTATTTTTCTTGCTTTAGCCGCCGCCTTTGTTTCTCCTTGAATAGCAACTACAACAGCTTCCAATTCATTGATTGTAGGTTTTACCATTAATTTTTGTTTTAATTTTTCTAAAGGATTCATTTGTTAATGCTTATATAATTCAAATAGAATAAATTTATGCTTTTAGATTTATTCTTCACAAATTTCAATTATATCATTGACATCAATGTTTCCATTGTTTTCTTCAATAATTTTTATTGCCTCATTACAAGCAATTTGTTCAGCCTTTCGTTTAATTTTATGTTGTCCTTCTCCCATAAATAAAAATATCTTGTTATTTTCAGCAACATAATCATGTATTGATTTAAATGTTTTAAAATAGGAAATATGAACAGAATCGTCATGTTTCACACTATGGATTGGTTGACCTAGACACAGATAGACGCCCATTTTATACCCCAGGTCTGGATCATGTTCAATTTCTAAATAATGCGGAGTTACCTTGAATTCCTTCTGGATCTTGACTTGTAGAATATTTTTATAATTGTCATCATTAGTAATAAGCGCAATCCAATCAATATGTTTTTCAAAAATGTTTTCTACGAATTTTTGTGCCATTTGAAAACCGGGTCCTGTTACAAACATACTTTGAAACCACCCATCTTGATCAGTGACTTTAATTTTATTGAAATCTAAAAACATTGCACCTAAAAAGGACTCAAATAGACAACCTAATTTTTTCAGATTCGTTCGGATTTTCTTTTCCTCTGCGTGCTTAGAAATAATTAACCATTTATGTAATCCCATTTCTAGTGCAATTTTACCAATTGCTTCATTTTTAACAATTGCGATTTTCTTTTCTGTCATGAATCCTTCGTTTTCTTTGGGAAAGCGACGATATAAATAATATTTTGTCACTAATTCTAAAATGCCGTCGCCTAAAAACTCTAGACGTTCATTGGATTTACTACTTAAAGGCATACAATCAGTTGGTCTTTCTACGATAGTAATATTTTGTGCAATATTTTCAAAATTAGGACGCTTTGTGTAAGATCTGTGGACAAATGCTCGCTCATAAAGCGCCATATTATTTACAGTAGGCGGTATTCCATATTTAGAAAGAATACATTGGACGTCATCTAATGTAATCTTAATATTTAATGGATTAAATGGATTAAATATTAAGCCTTCTTCGGTTTTGATAATATCATCGTCGTGTGCTATTTTTACGTCAGTCATTACGTTGTATGTATTTGTAAAGATGACTTTAAATAGGTTTGATTTATTATTTTATTAAAGTGCGTAAAAGAAGTTAGAGATAATACGTGGTTAATATATATGGAGGAAAATGAAATATGGAAAATTGTTGAAGGTTTTACAAATTATGAAGTCAGTAATTTAGGTCGTGTAAAGAATAGTAAAACCAAAAGAATATTAAAAAGTTGTAACACCGGTGGATATCTTATTGTAGGATTATCGTGTAATTGTAAAACTAGAACTTTTTTAGTACATAGATTAGTTGCGCTAGCTTTTATACCTAATCCTGAAAATAAAGAACATATTAATCATATAGATAAAAATACGACGAATAACAACGTTACTAATCTTGAATGGAATACGCCTCTAGAAAATAATATTCATAAATGTAATGGATTAACACAAACAACAAATCAAAACAAGGCTATTTATAGAATAGACAAAAATACTAATGAAGTATTAGAAAAATATGATTCTATAGAATTAGCTGGTATTTGGTTATATAATAATAATTTAGCAAAAAATGTTCATTCAGGAAGAACTAATGTAAGTAATGCAATAAGAGGTGTATATAAATCATCTTTTGATTATAATTGGGAATTGGAAGAACAAATGTCATATGAAAACGAAATTTGGAAAGAAATAAAAATAGATGATTTTGAATGTGTAAATTACTACATATCTAATTTAGGAAGGTTTAAAAATAGTAAAGGAATAATAATGAAAAATTATAAGCCGCATCATAGCGGATATATTTATCTAAGAGTAAATATAAAAAAATTCGCGCTGCATCGTTTAGTTGCTTTAATGTTTATTGATAATCCTGATAATAAACCATTTGTTAATCACATTGATGGGAATAAATTAAATAATCAGGTTGATAATTTAGAATGGGTTACATGTGCTGAAAATAATAAACACAACTACACTAATAATATTAAGAAAAAATACACTAGACCAATTATTCAATATGATTTAGAAATGAACGAATTAAATAGATTTAATTCAATAAAAGAAGCAGGCGATTTTTTAAATATTTACACAAGTGGCATAAAAGCAGTTTTGTATAATAAACAAAAAACTTCTAAAAATTTTATTTTCAGATATTTAGAAAAACAAAATATTTATAACATATAAGTTTTATAAAAATAAAATATAATCGTAATGTATATAAAATGGTGCTAATGAACGCCGGAAAAGCTGCTAGAAATCAAGCGTCAATTGTAAATCGTCCGACTTGTGGAGGAAATAAAAAAGGAGGTATTGCCTCTCGTATTGGTTTCTTCATGCAAAGTAATCCTAGTCTAAGAAGAGCTCCTCAAACTCTTCCAAGATTCTGTATTCCAAACACAACTATCCAAACACAATCATACGGTTACAGAGCCACTATTGGTGGCAACATGGGTTAATCTCATTGCATATACTATTTTATCATATTTTCATTTATTATTTTCATACAATTTATGAAATACTATTTAACTTTAAAATAATTTAATAACAACTTGTTAAATTATTTTAATCTCAAATCAAACACACGAGCCAATGTTCATCAAAGTTGATTCCCGTGAAAAAGATTTAGTAACAAAAATGTCGTACTATATTTCAAGTATTCCTGCATTTAGGAATTTAAAAGTAATATCAGAAAGTTTGCCTATTGGCGATGTAATTATAAGCAATAACAACGAAGATATTTTAATTATAGAGAGAAAAAGCATCATTGATTTATTATCAAGTATCAAAGACGGTCGTTATGAAGAACAGTCCTACAGGCTGAATGGTACGCCACTTCACAACCACAATATAATGTATGTTATAGAAGGTGATGTAAATAAAATGAATATGTTCAGAGAAACCAAATTTGAAAAACTTACACTCTATTCTGCTATTTTCTCTCTGAATTATTACAAAGGTTTCTCGGCAATCCGAACATTTACACTAGATGAGACCGCACTTTTTATATGTAATTGTACATCCAAACTAATGAAAGGTCTAACTACAGATAGAAAAGCATTTTATCCAAATAAAAGTGCAAACCCAACAAGCATTACAAAAGAAGAGAATACAGAAGGTGAATGTAACGAGGATGGAGATTCAGAAGAGATCACTGAACAACAAAAAGATGATTGTAAAAATTATATTGGTTTAGTCAAGAAAGTCAAAAAAGAAAATATTACACCTGAAAATATAGATGAAATTATGTTATGTCAAATTCCAGGCGTCAGTGCTGCAACAGCAATATCAATTATAAAAAAATTCAATAATATTGCTAATTTAATCAAATGCTTAGAAGAAAATGAAAAATGTTTACATGATATTACAAATACAACGAATAAGGGTCAATCTAGAAAAATAACGAAAACCTCTATAGCGAATATAATAAAGTTTTTGTTGAAGAAATAAAATCACATATAATTTAATACTTTCATTAAATTTTTAATTTTATATAGACATATTATAATGACTAGTAAACAAGTAATATTAAACACCAACCAAATGGCATTTTTTATATATAATTTATTTGGTCATGATATAACACATGATGGTCACCCTAGTGGTTTAGGTGAAGGAAGATTCTCTAGTGCTATTCGTAGTTTAAGTGATACAGCAAAAGGGGTTATGAATAGAAAGGGTGGTAAAAAAAAACAAATCGGTGGTGAACCTCAAGATGAGGTAGAATATTATAAAAGTATTGGCGAAATGACTAGTAGAAATTCTTTGTTATATAGCGTTGGAAATGAATTAATAACAAATGGAAAGCTGTATGCAGCAAATATTCCTAGAAATAGCACAAACGAAAAAGTATGGCAAGATATAACGTTCATAATAATAGATGTTAGAACGATTATTGATAATTTTAATAATGGAAAATATTATGATAAAGATGTGTTATATCCAGGTTTTGTATATTTTAATGATGAAGTAATTAGTCCTTACGATATAGTAGTAAGCTCAAGTAGAGCACCTGGAGGGTTAGGAGGTAAACAATATAAAGTTTCATTTCCTGGAAAAAATTTTGAAGTATTAATTACAGATACATCTATTGAGTCTTTGATATTAAATTATGACGACCAAACAATATCTTATTTGAAAGTAAACAATGAAAATTTTCAAGGAATAATCAATGCTTTATCAGATGAGTTCTTTTATACAAGTTTTAGTGATTATATGAAAACAACATCCTATACAGATATAGATAATCTTTATCTCTATTTTGTATCATACATTTTAAAAAAAACTGGACCAACTCAAAATGCGCAAAATTTTTTTACCAGTATAATTCAATTTACTCAATTGCAAAATTTAGAAAATTTTACACAACTTGTTTCCACGTTTAGTTTATACAAAGAAGACTATAATAATATTTACAATTTATTTGCTTCAAAATATTTAAAACGTGAATACAATGGAGGAGTTGAACTTGATACTATGGGTGAAATATTTGTAGGTCAAATTGAACAACTAGACACTAATTTTAATAATGAAAAATCTACGCTTTATCAAGCGATTATTGCCATTTCTAGTGACCAATCAAATAACCTTCTTAACCAATTATCGTCTTCTTTACAACAGACAAACCCTAATGCAACTACCTATATTATTTTACTAGTAAATTTTTTTGTGATATCAAGGTTATATCTTAATATAAATACGAGTGATTTAAAAGACGATGAAGAATCAATGAGTGGCGGAGCAGTTAAAATTTCATATGAACCATATGTAGTTCAACCTGGATTCATAGATACGGTAGTTCAAGGTTTTAATGAATCACAAATTCAAGAAATATTGCGTCCTACCAATTTAGAAAATATAGTTGGTATAATTGAAAGCAAATTTGCAAATTACGTTGAATTAATAAATAATTTCATACCAAGAGATATTTTGCCACTTGATTTTGCCCAGCGTTTATATGGTGCACAATCAAGGCCAGCGTTAAATATAAATGCTATACTATCATTTTTAATAAAGAGTGTACCTTCTGAATCAGATATTAACTGTTTAACTGAATTAGATAAATATAAAAGATTTCTATACAATGACCCGACAACTGTTACTGAAATAAAATCATTTATTGAAGATTTAATAAAATTACTAGAAAACAAGAATGATTTAAATCCAGACGTTATATTGTCTTTATTAATTGGTTACAATAAACCAGAATTACAAAATAAATTATTGTCAATATTTGTACAAAATGTATCCGGAGTAGTACAAATATCCAGTGAAAAAAAAGCAAAACAACAAATTGGTGTTCTTAGTAATTTTGAACAATATATAATAAGACAAATAAGAATAGCTTTACTATATTTATTAACTCCTCAACGTTACACTATACCTAAAGTAAACGTGGATACTTTTTTTACAAATTTAACACAAGCACTGAATGTTTATTTAAAAATTATATCAATAATTACATTGCTATATGAATCAGCGCCTGGATTGACTACGTTACAAAAAATAAATTCGTCTTATATGATATCAACTGCTATTTTGGCAGTTAACCACAATATGAATTCAATTTCGCGTTTATTTGGAAAAAATTACATTTTAGATGCTCAAATAAAAATATTATCAAGCATATATTTACATAAGAATGTATCATCTGGTAAAACGGGTCTGGGAGATATTGACAGTAAATTATTTACCGAATTTCAAAAATGGATTAGTACTGGCTCAAAAGGAGCAGGGGATTTTGTTGGTTCAGCCGGGTTCGTTTTTAACGATAACAAATTATCTGATTCAGAATTTTGGTCTTCGTTAGGAATAAATCAACCATTTCCTGAAAACCAAATGTATTATATAAATAATGCTGTAACTGCAAAGGTCGGAATTCCTCCATTCTTCTGTCCATTTTCTTCTATCATGGATGGTCAGACTACTTGCAATTCTTTAAAATCTGCATTAAAAATGAATGGTGTTGAATATGGTACTATGGATGTTATTATTCGTGATGGAAGTGTTGGAGGAACTACAACAGGTGAAACTATGAGATATCACGTTCGCGTAGAATTAGTACCTGGGTCATCAAATCTAGTACAAATATCAGCATTTTTAAAAATAGGAAATGATGTTTTAATAAATATTGGTAGATTAGGTTCAACGCCAAATAGCCCACAAGCAGAACCTCATATTGTTGTGGATTTAAATAGTAAAAGATCGCCTTTAGAAGCATCAGAATGTTTACGAGAAATAATAAATATAAATGTAGACTCTTTAGTAAATTCAGACAATAGTATAAAAAAATGGGAAGATTATCTAGAATTGATAAATTCTGATTCTACATCTCCAATTGTTACAACAAGAACTGGTCAAAATATCACACCTCAAGAATTGAGAAGGAGAATTGTATCGGCGTCATTTAGAAAATCATTAGGAGATTATTTACAAGAGCTAAATATGACGGTTGAAAATGGAGGTTATGTTGATAATTATTCAGTAATAGCCGCACCAGGTACAACAATACTACCTCCAAATACCTTTAGACTTGGTTTATCAAATGATAGACCTTCAGGAGTAAGAATAATGCTTTTATTACTTTTTGGTCAAAACAATATTAATCCATATAGCATTGGAGGTTTTATAAACCCGGACGGTAAATATTTAATAGCAATAAGAAGTAAAAAAACAAAGGGAGGGAGATTCTCAAAAACTTTTAAAAAATATAATAAAAAAAGAAAAACAAAAAAATCTATTTTAAAAAAAAATAAAACTCGTATTTTGAGAAAAAAAATATCAAAATAATTTATTAATACAAATATATATAAATGAACAAACAAATACTTAATTTACTTTTTATTATAGCAATATGTTTTGTTGCCTATCAATTATTTAGAAGCCTTGATTTCAAAGAAGGGTTGACTACAGGTTCACAAGCAGCAACAAGTTCTACAACAACTTCCACAACAAGTGGTATTGCAGGAAATGCCGAGAGCTATGCTGCAAATATTAAATCTACAACAATAAAAAACCAAGATATGTTATTAATAACTAAATATAGAAAAGATTATGAAAATGCTATATTAAATTTGGATGATTTAATAAATACATTGATGTTACAAACTACATTAAGTGTAGATACTTCAAACCCAATGCCTTCATTAGAAAAATTAAATGAACTAAGTTCTGCGAGAGCAGCATTAAACAGTGTAATGAAATTTGTTGACAGTAGTAAATAAATATTCAAGAATTTAAATATATTTTTCTACAAAAATATATTTAAAATTATAGTGACAATTTATAAAATGGAAACTTTGCTTTTTAAAAAAGACATTTATCCAATTATAATTCCTCAAAAACTATATTTTGATAAACGGAATGAATTAAATTCTTATAATGATATGAATCCATCTATGTATATAGATGATTCCGGAAATATAAAAATTTTAATACGATCTGTAAATTATAGAAAATTTTATAATAAAGATTTTACCTTGGACGAAAATTACTCCAATAGTTTATACGTATTATTAACAGGTAAAATTACAGAAAAAGATTTGCTTGATTTGGATAGTTTTACTATTGAAAATTTATTTTATGATTATTCTATTCCAACGTATGAAACTTATTGGAGAGGAATTGAAGATATTAGATTCATAAATAGTAATTCTATATTAGCAATAATACCAGAATGTAATATAAATGGTAAACCTTCTGTTTTTCGTGCAACAATTGAAAATAATACAGTGCATTCTTTTATTGATTGTAAACCAAATATTATTGAAAAAAATTGGATGCCATATTTAGATGAAAATGGAAATGAATTGGTTATTTATTCTTTAAATCCATTTAAAATTAAACAAATTGAAAATGATATTTTCGCAGAATTATCAATTTCAAACGAGATTGCAGAACAGTTGGATAATTATCACGGATCAACAAATGGTATAAAATACAATTCAAATGAAGATATAATTTTTTTAATACACAAAAATGGGAAAAAAATTTGTCATAGATGGCTTTTGTTGAATTCTAAAACAAATAACATACAAATATCAAAAGAATTTTATTTTTTCAAACATTCATATATTGAATTTCCGGTAAGTTTATGCAGGTTTAACGAAAGAATTTTTATAAGTTTAGGTGTTAATGACGATAAAGCATTTATTATTGAAACAACACAAAATGCAATAAATGAACTTTTTAAGGAAGATTAATTAGAACTTCATTGTCTTTATAATAACCTTGATCAATAAGTGATTGTGTAAATTCTGCGCCGCCCCAATTATGATCCATTGGATTTGGACTATAAAGCATATTTTCTTCTTTTGCGCTTATTTTATCTAAAGGAGTTGTTGTTCCTACATAAAAAGATGTGGTATCATAAGCGGGATATGAGTTTTTGTTGTAAGGAGGGTCGTTTCTGGTTGCGTCTACAAGTAAAGTAGGGTTTGGAGGTGCTGCAATATTAGTATTTACCGAGTCTTCATGTATTAATTCACCCATAGAACTACCTATACCATTTGCCATATTACCTTGTGCAGCTGGAGACGATTCAATACTTGAGCTAGGAGGTAAACCACCTTGTGGTTCAAAAACGCTAGGTCTTATTTTGTATACAGAATTTCCTTGAGTATCGTATGTTTGCTGTAAATAAAGGACAGGACATCTAATACCTTGACTTCTTTGCCAATCTAAAAATTCAGTATAATCTTCTAAATTATCAAATTCAACTGGATTTACTCCAGGAACTTGTGCTAAGTTAGAGTTATATAAATACAATCTAGCACCTTTTTGAATTAATAAATTAGGACACCTAACTTTACGTTGGTTATTTATTAATCCTTCGTAATATTTAGGATCACTACATTTTGCATAAAAATATAATCCTATTAAAAATACTATAATAAATAATAATGTTAGTAATGTCATATAATATATATATATAAATTTATAAATATATTATTATTTGTAAATTTATATTTTATTATGCGTAATTATATTTGTACACATAATATATATATAATTTTTAAAATAAATGCTAATTTTACATTTTGATCCTACTAGTGAAAATGAAGAAATAAACAATTTTAATAAATTATTAAAAGATGATAAAGAATTGTTTGTTTTATTTTATTTAGAAGGTTGTGGGCCTTGTAATGCAACTAGACCTGAATGGGATAAAATAAAAAATGTTTTGAAAGATAAATATGATGATTCTATTATTATAGCAGACATAGATCAATCTGTTATGGGTAAATTTGAAAATTTAAATATCCAACCAAGCGGGTTTCCTGCTATATATCACATTAGTAATAAAGGTAAAACGTATACTTCTTACGATGATTCCGATATTAGTAACAAAGATAGAACAATTGACTCATTTGTAGAATGGATTAAAACAACTACCAAACAAAATAAAATGGTTGGAGGTAAATGGACATTAAAATATAAACGTAGTATAAATTGCAAACGTCCTAGAGGTTTCTCTCAAAAACAACATTGTAAATATGGTAGAAAAAAAATATTTTTAACTAAAAATAAAAAAATTAATAAAAGGACAATAAAGGTTAAAAAATTGAATAAAAGACGTAGATCTTATAAAAGAAAATATTAAATTCAAATTTATTTGCAATTTTCTTTTGCGTATCCAATAACTGCACATGCAATTCTTTTCCCTGCATGTCCAGTTGTCAAACTATCTTCTTCTCCCCCTTGTCCACAATCATCTGGATCAGCGTGAATAATCAAACCACGACCAATAATGTTACATTTAGTTCCACGAAGTTTAATGACGTCGTCAACCATAGTATAAACAGCTTCGCCCTTGGAATTTGTTTTAAGATTTCCCAAATCGCCAACGTGTCTCTCTTTCATTCCAGGACACCCGTGATTTTTATTATATGGATTAAAGTGTGCGCACATACTTGTACATTGGTCCGTTAAATCTCCTGCTTCGTGAACATGAAAACCATGATACCCATTTTTCTTTAATCCAGTAATGTTTATATTAATAAGTACGTTATTATTTTTAAAATCTTCAACAAAATAAACAACCCCTTTGATTTTATCCGAATTGAATACAGCGACAGCAATAATTGGTTTACTAGTCATATTATTATTATACATAAAATAATTATAAATTATTATTATAATAGTAATTATAATTAATAACACTAAATATATGGACCATTTCTTCATGTAGTTAAAATATAAAATAAAAATGAATAAATTAAATAAAATAAACCAATTATTATATAATAATAAAACAACTAAATTATCAAATGGAACATATTTTCAGAGTTTTTGATTTCAATGTTTACAATGATAAAGATTTATCAACAAATGATTCTGGAAGTGAAGACGATAAAAAACAAAGAAGAGATAATTCTGAATTTTTAATTCAAATGTTTGGTTTAAATGAAAAAGGTGAAACATGTTCAATACAAGTAGAAGATTTTAAACCATTCTTTTATGTTATGGTAAATGATAAATGGAATACTATAAGTAAAAACAACTTTTTGACTTTTATTAAAAAGAAAATAGGAAAATACTATGAAAATTCTATTACGGAATGTTTAATTATTAAGCGTAAAAAATTATATGGTTTTGACGGTGGTAAAGAACATAAATTTATTAAATTTGAATTCAAAAATATGGGTGCATACAACAAAGTAAAAAATTTATGGTACACTGATTATAATAAAGGACATCATTTATTAAAGAATGGCATATCTTTTGAAAATACAAACGTTAAATTGTATGAAGCTAATATTCCTCCATTATTACGTTTATTTCATATTCGTGATATTAGTCCATCAGGATGGATTGCATTACCCAAAAAGAAAACAATTGAAATAAATGATAATAAACGTACATCGTGTAATTATGAATTTATTATAAATTATAAAAATATTGTTGCGTTGAATGATAAGGAAACAAGGGTTCCTTATAAAATAATGAGTTTTGATATAGAAGCTAGTAGTAGTCACGGTGATTTTCCTGTACCTATAAAATCCTATAAAAAATTAGCAACGAATATTGTTGAATACTTTGAAGGATTAAAAATGGATATTACAAAAGAACTTTGTAAAAATATTTTACGACAAATTATACTCACCGCTTTTGGTTATGAAACAATGTCAAACGTGGATTTGGTTTATCCAAAAATACCACCAAAAACAAAAACAGATGTGAAGGAAATGTGTGAAAAATGGTTAGAAAGTAGTGTTCGGACTTCTAATAGTATAAGTGGTACTAACATAGAATCAATAACAACAATTGAAGAAATGTTTGAAAAAATGAATAATGCTCTAGACGAAGGAGAAGAAAATTTTGATTATTATAATAAAAAACATGTTAAACAGTATAATGATAAAAAAGCTACAATTGTAGACATATTATGTGATAAAAATTTTGACCGAGAAGGTAAATTATTTGAACTGAATAATTCTTTAAATGCATGTTTTCCAAAATTAGAAGGAGACAAAGTAACGTTTATTGGATCTACATTTATGAATTATGGTGATCAAGAACCATATAAAAATCATTGTATTGTTTTAAATACTTGTTCTGACATGCCAATACAAAACAGTATAATTGAATCCTACCAAACGGAATCTGAAGTTCTTTTAGCATGGAAAGAATTAGTTCAAAAAGAAAATCCTGATATTGTTATAGGGTACAATATATTTGGTTTTGATTATGAGTTCATGTTTAGACGTGCAGAAGAAACAGGCTGTGCAAGTGAATTTTTAAAATTATCAAGAAATAATGATGAGCTTTGTGGTTCAAAAGATAAAGATACCAATAAACTAAAAATAGAAGAGAGTACGATACAAATCGCAAGTGGCCAACATGATTTAAAATTTATCAAAATGAACGGACGTTTACAGATTGATTTGTATAACTTCTTTAGAAGGGAAGAAAACTTAACGTCTTATAAGTTAGATTATGTTGCTGGTCATTTTATAGGAGATTATATTAAAAGTTTTGAACACACTTCATTCAAAACAGAAATTAAAACAACCAATTTGACAGGACTTTTAGAGGGTAGTTATATTCATCTAGAAGAAATCGGACATTCTGTAGACTATTATGATGACGGTGCAAAATTCAAGGTAGTTTCTATCAATAAAGATGAATCAAAATTTAAAATAGATGGAATCATCAATCCTGATATGAAAAAGAAAGTAAGATGGTGCTTGGCAAAAGATGACGTCACACCAAAGGATATTTTTAGAATGACAAATGGAACCGCTGATGATAGATCAGTAATTGCAAAATACTGTATTCAGGATTGTAACTTGGTTCATTATTTATTCAATAAAGTAGATGTATTAACAGGTTTCATAGAGATGGCAAAAATTTGTAGTGTACCTATTAACTTTTTAGTATTAAGAGGTCAAGGAATTAAGTTAACCAGTTATGTAGCTAAAAAGTGTCGTGAGAAACGTACACTAATTCCGGTCATAGAAAAAGGCGATCTAGACGAAGGATACGAGGGTGCAATTGTTCTTGATCCCAAATGTGATTTGTATCTAGATAATCCAGTTGCATGTGTAGATTATGCTTCTTTATATCCAAGTTCTATGATTAGTGAAAATTTGTCTCATGATAGTAAAGTATGGACTAAGGAATATGATTTAGCTGGTAATTTAATTGAAAATGGTGAATGGGGCGAAAAAGATGAAAACGGTAACTTTATATATGACAATTTACCTGGTTATGAATATGTGAATATAACTTACGATACATTTAAATATGTACGAAAATCACCGAAAGCCGCTGCAGAAAAGGTGAAATCAGGTACCAAAATATGTAGGTTTGCACAATTCCCAGAAGGAAAAGCAATTATGCCTTCTATTTTAGAAGAACTTTTAATGGCTAGAAAATCTACACGTAAATTAATTCCACAACAAAATGATGAATTTATGAAAAATGTCTTGGATAAAAGACAATTGGGATATAAGGTAACAGCAAATTCTTTGTATGGACAATGTGGCGCAAAAACAAGTACATTCTATGAAAAAGACATTGCGGCTTGTACTACTGCAACTGGCAGACTTTTATTAACATATGCTAAAAAAATTATAGAAGAATGTTATGGTGATGCTATTTGTAATACAAAAGATCACGGTCCGGTTTTAACAAAAGCAGAATACATATATGGAGACAGTGTTGCAAATTACACACCTGTTTATGTAAAATATAATGGAATAATTGATATTGTTACAATTGAAAATTTAGCTGAAAAATATGGTAATAATAAATGGGTTACTTGTACAGAACCTGGAAAACAAGAAAAAGAGTTTTGTGAATTAGAAGGTATTGAAACATGGAGTGATAAAGGTTGGACAACACTACATCGCGTTATAAGACATAGTCTAGCTCCTCATAAAAAAATGGTAAGGATTTCTACTGATCAAGGGTTAGTAGATGTTACAGACGATCATTCCTTATTAGATATTTTTGCTAATCCTATTACACCAAATGATCTTACAGTTGGAACTCCTCTTCTACATAATTGTTTAAATGATATTTGTATTGATAATCCATACATACAAAATAATTCTATTTATATTTATCATTGTCAAGATATTATTAATGCTGCAAAATATATTAATTATTTAAATAGTAAAAATCATTTTGAATATCATATTACAGCAGAAAAAGATAATTCTGTTATAATAATACTTGACAAGTTGAAAAAAAGTAGTAAAAATATTACAAAAATGCAAGAAATACAATATGAAGGATATGTATATGATTTAACAACAGACAACCATCATTTTGCTGCAGGTGTAGGAAATTTAATTGTTCATAATACAGACTCGGTATTCTTTACATTTAATTTACAAACGCCAGAAGGAAAACCTATTCGCGGTAAGGAAGCGTTAGAGATTACAATTGAATTGGCCCAAGAAGCAGGACATTTAGCTTCTAGTTTATTAAAGGGTCCACACGATTTAGAATATGAAAAAACATTCATGCCATTTTGTTTATTATCCAAGAAAAGATATGTAGGTATGCTTTATGAAACTGACCCAAATAAATGTAAACGTAAAGAAATGGGAATTGTATTAAAACGACGTGATAATGCACCTATAGTAAAAGATATATACGGAGGAATTATAGACATTTTAATGAAAGAGCAAAATATCAATAGAGCAATAGAATTTCTACAAACTTCGTTGCAGAATATTGTGGATGAAAAATACCCAATGGATAAATTAATTATCACAAAATCATTACGGTCAGGTTATAAAAATCCACAATCAATAGCACACAAAGTATTAGCAGACAGAATGACCGCGCGCGACCCTGGAAATAAGCCTAGTTCAGGAGATAGAATACCGTTTGTTTATATCAATACACCAAACAAGAAGGCCTTACAAGGAGAAAAAATTGAAACTCCTAGCTTTATCAAAGAACAAGGATTGAAAATTGATTATTCGTTTTATATAACTAATCAAATAATGAAACCAGTACAACAAGTATTTGCACTTGTTCTTGAAAAAATATGGGAATTACAAAAGAAAAAAATAACAAAACTGTCTTTATACAAAAAAGAAGTAGAATCTATAAAGAAAAAATATAATGATGATCAAGATAAATGTGGATCAAAAATAGAAGATTTACGAAATAAAGAAATAAAAGCATTATTATTTGATAAATATTTACGTGAAACGAATAACGAAAAACAAGGGGTTAAAAGTATTACTAGTTTCTTTGCATTGAAAATATAATTATTGGAATTTATAAATAATAATTGGTTCATTATTTATAAATAAAAATTTCTAAAAGAAACTAAACATATTCTTGAGTATATTTTGTATGTTTAGTTTATTATTTTTCTCATCATTAACGTGTCTAGTGATTTCATTTTTAACTTCATCAACAACTGTCTCGTTGTCTTTATCAAATACTTCATTATTTTTATTGTTGGTAATATATATATTTTGTAAATGTATTATATAGTCATATAATTCGGGTTGATGAATCGCATATTCATTGAATCCTCTTGCCTCAGACCAATTATCAATAAATCCTTCTTGTTCCAAACGACATAATATTGCTTTTTCACTCCTTTCATGAAGTTTTGATATTTCTTGAATAGATAGTTCCAATAATTCATATTCTCTCTGTAATCTAATAAGTTCATTAATATTCCATTTTTTATATGCTCTTTTGGTAAGACTCATTTTAATATGTTAATATATTTAATAACTTTAAATTCATTTTCCAAATATTTAATTTATTTATCGTCTCCTTTCTCTCGTTCTACTCTGCGGATATATTAAACTAAATAATGTAGATGCAGATGTATCATCAATATTGTATTCCAATATATTATTTCCAGAAAAATCATGTAATATGTCAAGTATACTATCTATTGAGTTCATTCTTGATATATTATTTCTACTATTTCTCTCATTTCTATTATTTTGATTTATATGGCGTGAATTTTCATTTGTTTCAGATGTTGCATTTTGACTATTATTATTATTATTTTCATTTTCATTATCATTACCATTATCATTACCATTATCGTATTCATTATCATCATTGTCAATAATATCATTATTATCATTATTATTAGATGTTTGTTGGTTATTACGATTATTATTAGAAGTATAATTTCTAATATCATATCTACAAACGGGACATTTACAATTACTATTAAACCACGACATCAAACTATTTGTATTAAAAATATGTCTACAGTGTCTGATCATGGTAACATTTGAAGAATCTGTGAATTGGTCAAGTGAAATAGGGCAACTATTATTAATAGGATCTAATATATCACCATAAGTAATATTTCTTGTAGCATTTTCTATTTGAATTTGTGTAGGAATAATATTTACTGGATCTAAAAATGAATTAAGAATTCTTGAAAGATGACTAGTTATGTCAACCCTATTAGTATTTCTGGTTCTATTCAAGTAATTTCTAGAAGTATTTAATTGTTCATAGTTATTATTAAAAGATGGTAGTGCAGCCATTTGTGAATTATCTAAATAATATGGTAAATTGTCAATAATATATAAACGTTGCTGATTAGCATTTGTAGTACCATTTTCATTATTTGCTCTATTTCTATTATTATTGTTATTTCTATTAGTATTATTAGAAATATTGTGTGACCTCCTATTCATAATATTGATTAATGTGTTTCTAATTTGTGTATTTTGATCAACTAAATGATGAACAATTCTTAAATTGTCATTATACATTGAGTTTAAAATATTTATAAACAACAAATCTGAATTATTTAAATCGTTGAAATAATTAACTCCATTATTATTTGACATAGAACTTATATTAAATATATAAAATAATATTTTAAATAAGTTTAAATAT